TGGCAGGAACATTGGAAACTGATGATAAGATAAATGGATAAATTAACTAAAGAAATCCGTAATGCGCTGATTGACAAGATTGTTAAGAGTCACGAACTCTCTAGCGCGGAAATCGCGGATACGGTGGCCCTGTATTATGACGCTCAAGAGTTGCGAATCGGCTGGGCCAACAAGCGCCGTACTGAACATCCTGAAGAACCGGCACCGACAGAAGTCGTCACTCCAGAACAAGCTGAAGCCTTGCCAATGCGCTCATGGTTCCATTACTGGCTCAATGCCGGCGAACGGGTCATCTACGGGAAATTGGCTGACTGGATCAAAAGTGCGGAATCGCCGATGGAAGCCAAATGGGCCTATAGCCAGATAGGGATCGGGCCAATCATTGCCGCAGGCCTGGCAGCACACATCGACGTGACGCGGGCGGAACATGTCTCCTCTTTATGGAAGTTTGCAGGCCTGGCACCCGGCTTCGACCGAAGGCAAAAAGGGGTCAAACTTCCCTATAATGCGCGGCTGAAGGTCTTGTGTTTCAAGTTGGGCGAATCGTTCGTGAAAGTGTCCGGCAAGAATGGTGCGACTTACGGGCATCTGTACGCACAATTCAAGAAGGAGGAAATCAACAGGAACGAAGCTGGTTTTTACCGGGAAGCGGCGAAGCGTGAATTGGTCGGCAAAACTTTCAAGAATGATAACGCAACCAAGAAGAGGCTCATGGAAGGCAAGCTCTCCGATGCGCATCTGCACGCTAGGGCAAAGCGCCGAACCGTGAAATTGTTTTTAAGCCACCTTTGGGTCAAGGCGCGCGAGGCGCGAGGGCTTCCGGTGAGCGCCCCATACGCGAAGGATATCCTCAACCACTCAGGAATGATTGAGCCAGTCAAGGAGAGAAACCCCAACACAAAGAGCGAGCCAAGGGCACCGAGAAAACCAAAGCAGGTGATCGAGCCATATCTGACGAGAAACCCACGAGATATGAGCGAGCCATGAATGGGGAGAAACCCTTGGCCGGCGAGCGAGCCAACCGATTCGAGAAAACCACCGAAGCCGAGCGAGCCATCATGGGTCAGAAAACCAAGATGTGAGAGCGAGCCATCGTCACGGAGAAAACCAAGCGACTAGAGCGAGCCACAGGAGACGAGAAAACCCACGTTGCAGTAGCGAGCCATCAGGTTTGAGAAACCCAGATCCTGAGAGCGAGCCATAATGAAGGAGAAACCCTGAGCGCTAGAGCGAGCCATATTTAGGGAGAAACCCAAGAACAAGGAGCGAGCCAATAGCGGAGAGAAACCCGTGGTCGAAGAGCGAGTCAATGCTAAGAGAAACCCCAGAGATCTAAAGCGAGCCAGGGAGCCCGAGATAGCCCAAGAGCCTCAAGCGAGCCATGATCGTTGATAAAACCCATGTCCCGGAAGCGCTAGCCACGATCTACGAGAAATCCATGGAAAAGCAGCGAGCCATAATTGGAGAGAACCGCCACGTTACAGGAGCGAGCCAAGGTCAAAGAGAAACCCGCCACAATGATAGCGAGCCAAATGCCAGAGAAATCCATTGACCTGGAGCGAGCCAGATGGGCGGAGAAATCCACAAAGTAGGAGCGAGCCAAAAAAGGTGAGAAAACCAGCCTGAAAGAGCGAGCCAATGACTGAGAGAAACCCAAGGTTCCTGAGCGAGCCAAACCTCAATGATTAGGAATAGCTGGATGTTCTCGAATCCAATCCGAGAGTTGGTTCAGCCAATCTGAAAAATTGGCACCACCCGGAGTGGGCGCAGGAGTGGGCGCAGGAGTTGGCGTGGCGCTAGGGGATGGGGCCGGCGTCGGCTCGGGCGTCGGCGTCGCGCTGGGCGTTGGAACAGGGGTCGGCGTTGGAGTCGGACTGGCGGTCGGACTTGGGGAAGGTCCAGGCGCCGGATCGCGCCCGTTCTTGTACCGGTAGCCGGCCGGGATATTCTCGTCGGCCAGCTGGGCCGGCATAGCTACATCCAAAGGGGGCCAGGGCAATGGACCAAACCACGATGGCTTACTAGAGAGAAAGAGGCTGACTGGCAAAGAGTTTGAAACCGCCGCAGGAGAAGCGGAAGTAAAGACCACTTCATTTTTGATGTTCGCCGTCGTCTTGGGCTTGTTGCTTCCCTTGCCCCCGCCATCGCTCAGATTTGTATAACCCCAGGTGTAGCCGTAGGTCGCCGCATCGTAGCTGCGGCTGTCACCTGGAGCAACGACTTCGGCCTTAAACGGCAGTTTGTTTCTTCCATCGTTGTATTTGGTGACATTCAATAATTGCGGGCTGCCGACGAAGTTGCCCAAGAACTGATTGTAGTTTTGCTGATCGCTAACCTGCATCGCACGATCAGCCTGACAAGCTTCCCAGGGCGTACCGGTAGGATCTCCACGACCGTTGAGCGGATTCTGAACTTTAGTCGCGCCTTTCATCCAGTTTCGAAACACCGTATTATTTGAGCCCGAACCCCAGACGTTATCGAAATAGAGCTGCTGGCCGATGTTGCCTTCGATCAGGTTAAATTGCGGATGCGCGCCGTGAATGCCGACGAAAGTGAAAAGAGCGTTATAGGAACCCGAATCAAAATCGCCTTGACTGAAATTATAGGCAATGACGTTGCCGCTGGCTCCCCAATTAAGCAGAACTGAGACGTGCTGGCGGACGCAAATGTTATCGATAACGAGGTATCCGCTTGTCTTATCGGCTAGAAACAGATCGGCCTCCGTCTGGCCAGAGGTGTGCAAATAGCCGTCATGAAAATTGCAATGACGGATCTCGCCCCGCGTTGACCAATGCGCTTGAAAATGATCGCCGTCGGCGTAATTGCTCTCGATGTTCTTGACCCAGCAATTCGCAACGCATTGCTGCAAAATGTTTTCGTTGTACCCAGAGTTGTTGAGATAGAGCTGTAGATCCTCAACCCCGCTATTGACGCAATTGGGACTAAACGGTGTAGCCAGCGGCGTGAGCGCGTAGGTCTTATAAAGGGCTGGACTGATACTGACCGCGCTGCCATTGATCCCGGTTACCTGCACCGTCTGACCCGCCAACCGCGTACCGTTCCAACCCAAGCCGCCATCGCACCAGTTGCAATCGCCTTCGTTTCCGGTTTTGGAGACGTAACTGGAATCATTGAGTTCAGTCACCATAATCAGGTCACCGACCTTCAAGGCGCCCTTACTGAAATTAATCGTGGTGCTGCCAGCGTTTGCTCCGCTGGTGATCGGTTGCGAAGCGTTTATGTCCGGGGCGCGCGTCCCGCCGAAAACGATGACCGCATTAGCGCGGCCGGTAGCGTCCAGAACGGTATCGTTCCCGTTGCCTCTTAAAACCGTGTTAGCGGGAATCGTGATACTTCCAGCGATCTTAAATTTGCCGCTTCCAAGCGCAACAACTTGGTTATCGGGACAACTATTGAGCGCGTTTTGGATCGCACTAGTTGCGTCAGAGCTTCCGTTCCCGTAATCGCTGGCACTCAGGGTTTTATAAACGGTCGAACGATGCGGAATTCCGCCAGGGATACCGGTACTAGTCCAGTCAATCTGGGTAGTTGCGGGTGGGGCCGCAGCCAGGGCATTAACAGCTAATAACAGACAAAGGGCAATCCATTTCATAACGAGAAAAAGGGCAGGCATTGATGGATACCTGCCCTCTCCCATTTTAAGCTTTAGGGCGCAATCGGGTGTTCGGGATGCGGAACCTCATTAGGTGGCTGTGGCGGATGCGGCTTGCCCGGTCCATAGCTTGGTTGCCAGCACCAGCCGTAAAATGGACTCCAGACCCAACCACCGCTTGGTGCGTCCTCACCCCCTGGAGGTGTCGAGGGTGGCCCGCCTGGGCTTATGGGATGGGCCGGGATCGGCGGATAATATATCGGTGGTGTCGGCACGCCAGGACTTGGCCAAATGCCCGGAGGAGGTCCGGCAATGGGGAACGCGGGATGGCCAGGCGAGGGCCAGATTCCCGGCGGATAATATATCGGTGGTGTCGGGACACCCGGCGAGGGCCAAATGCCCGGAAGTTGGCCGCCGCCTCCGATAATTGGACCTCCGCCGACACCGACGTCGGTATAGGTCATTGTGCCTATGATCGTAACTGGAACTGATGCCATATTTTGTTTTCTTTTGGTTTTTCGGGATTTAGCCCGGCAACCTTTTGCCAGACCAAAAGTGATTAAACGAATCGACTCACGCCAATTTCATGAGATTTAGCCCAACGGTTCTCTAAGCCCTTCCAGAAACGGCTCGATTCGTCACGCGAACTTTGTTTCCAGGGATATTGGTTGCGTTCGTAGGTTTCGCGCGCGTCCCGCAAGTGCACCATAAATTGTTCCTGGTCGTGCTCAAGAGCAAAAGCGAAATGCGATTTGGTAATATTTCCAACGATCCCGTCTATCGGCGAAACGCCCAAAGCGATTTGTAAAATAGTCGCAGCTCCTTTCGCACCCCGATTAAAAGCGCTGTCTCTAAGAATAAACTCAACCCCAGGATTACGATCACGTAAATCATCGCTGGGAAAGAAATCGCAAACCGCATTGGTATATTCCGCAATATAAGTGGCCGCTTGCACATGCGCTTCTTCATGCCGGCCCTCTGCGATCAAGTCTTTTAACTCTTGGGCTTTGTCTTTGTGATAACGCTCGTTAATTCCGGCCACTTCGAAGTTTCCGCCGCCATCGCCGGGAGGCAAGTTATAAACTTGCAATTTACCGTCCTTGAAACGCCCTTCCATTTCAACAATCGCACGCCCCATGGCGATTTGTTTTTCAGTCATGGACTCTTTTGCCTCGCACGCAACGTTTCCAGAATCTCCTGCTGATTAGCCAAGGCTTTTAACTGGCGGCGATCGGTTTCGTCAAGTTTTTCATAGAGCTGGTGGATCTCTTGGATGGCGCGATCAATTTCATGCTTGTTTTGGTGAGAACTGGTAATGCCTTGAAAAAGATTGCCTCCACCCATCGCCAGAATTAATCCCAATGTCGGCAGGTTTACGGAATTGAGTAACTTGGCGAGCGCTGAATTGCTATTATTTTTCTCTTCATTCACAGGCTCTAGCTTGTGCGAATGGAGCCCGAAAGGCGGGCGTAAGCCACGCCGTTGCCAACGACGCCTGAGATGACCAGCTGGAGACCCCAGAAGGGCCCCTGGAGAACGCCGCCATAGCCTGTGGAATTGGCCAGGGTGATCGTGGTCGCCGCCGGCGTCACCCCGCCCGTAACCAACGTGCGCCAGATCAGGTTGCCCGGAAAAGAATCGGCCCCTAATTGCTGAAAAGTAATGATGGTGCCGACCCCAGTAGAGCCGGCCACCATATCGAAAGAAGCCCAGTCAAAACAATTGCCCGCGATCTGGGTATTCTGGGGAGAAGCCGCCTTTAAGCCCGCCCACGGCAAAGGGGCGACGATTTGGCAAATGGCGATATTGGTCGTGACATTGCTACAATAGGAAGTGATGGGTGCCGCCATACACCCACCATCCTAGCCATGAGTGATGCGTGAAAGCAACTGGCTAGTGAGGCGCTTGTCCATGTTGGATTAAGTATTTCCTAGCGCGTTTAGCCATATCGGCCCACCCATACATTCTTGCCATGTCATACTCGTCCCACTCCAGTTGGATCATCCTGCTGTTTATCTCCTCCTGTGAAGGGGCGGTATCTCTCGCCTGTTTTTCGGCCCGCTGATTGAGTTCTTGAAGCTGGTGATCAATATCATAGAGATAATATTGAGTATCAGCAGCGTCGTCAGCCAAGCCTCTGCAAAGAGTCGCACCTCCAAGGAGGGTGCCTAAAAAGAGTAATCGCTTCATACAATGTCGGTCACTTTCCATTTGCCCCCGATTTTGCAGCGGGTAACCACACGGTGTCCTTCCCAGTCGACCCTCGTTGGCGGAGCCTTATACTTTGCGGGATTCTGTTTGCGGTCTTGAGCTAACGCCTTAGCGCGCTTGGATTGTTCTTCGCGGGTTGGTTTCTGCATAATTTCAGTATCCCAAATGGATGCGGGCTTCCCGGAAGGTGGTGATGTTGTGATACTCCGCCGGGTGCGCACTGTAGAACTCCTCAATCATTGGCTGTATCCCGCGCGTCGCACTCTGGTGTTTTTCGTAATTCACGAACAGCTTCTTCCAGAGTCGCCCAAGTGCTGGTCACGTGATGGTCCACCATGACGTGGAAAACTCCGATTGGATCAAAATCTCTGTGAATGCCATAGCTACCGTTGCCCACTATTTGGGTTTCGATTGTAATGTTCATAAATGCCTTTCCTAGGCTGCTTTCTGGGCGCCCTGGCCGTATGAGCCAATGCCTTTGAGCATGCGCAAGGCGCTTAAAGCCTTGGAGCCCGCACGCTGGCCCCCGTGAAGGAGTAGTGCAAAGGAATCCCCTGAATCGTAGGCGTGGGAATCGTCGTGATCTAATTCCAGCCCTAAAGCAGCCGCCTCCTCTATGGTAAAAACAACCTTCGCAGTCTTAAGCGAGTGTTGCTCAATCAACTGATCGTAACGACCCCCATGCGATGCGGTGAGCTTGAAATTCGCAGGAATCCGGGCAATGTTGCGAACCCAAAAATTCAAACTCTTGGTGTAAGCATAGAAACGAATTTGCGGATTATTGCGCGCAACCCTTATCCAAGCTTTGAAATAAGATTCGCTAAAAAAGTCGCCACTGACATGGACGCGAATGATAGCCGCGCTCTTTGGGAGGTTGGCTCCAATGACCGTTACCAGCTCATCAGTGGACAGGCCTTTAAGTGCGTCGAAATTATGCCAGCGCGCGTCCCGGACGCTCCCACGCCATTCCATCGATGCCGCAAAACAACGGAATTTCTGATTCGCTCCGTCAGTAATCTTGCCAGTTTCCCGGTCAGCCTTCGCCAGACATTCGTATTGCCATTCCCATAATCGTCCCTGACCGTCTTCTTTCACTTTGCCTCTGGTACCAGTCGCCTCCCTTACTGTCTTCATTGCTGCCCACGCTTTCGGGCTGAATGTTTTCTTTGTCATGGCTACAACTATGTACTAACTTCACAACCGTGTCAAGTGCTTTCTTCTTATCAACTACCCAAACTCTTCCATCTCCTTCCCCTTGCGCCACTTACTCAACATGTCCCCACTTCGCTCCTTTACTCCAGCCTCTTTCTGCTTTGCGTAATACTTCGCGTAATGCTCTAACTTCGGCTTCTCCACTCCCATCACTTTCTTGCGCCCCCTCGCCACCCTCCGCTGGTGCCGCTCATAGATCTCCCCCTCCGCATCTCGCCTCGCCAAGTGAAACGCTTCCCCATCCATTATCCGAAACGTGTCCGGATCCATCCCATACCTCGCCACTCGCTCTCTCACCCCCAACGCTACCTTCCACGTCTTCTCCCCGTGGTACCAGCACCTCAACATCACCCTCGCTATCCGGAAGTCTTTCAACGTCGGCATCCTCACCACATCATCCCGGCAATGCGCCAATACTATCCGGATCGCCTCCGCTACCATCCAGTCGTCGGTCTCCATTGCACGCGTATACGCGTATGCGAGTGTCTTGTCTATGGCTGCTATCTTATGCGGTGATGTGTGATGGTTGACATGTCATCATACGCATATGTACAAATAGCGGATGACAAGTCAACCGGTTTCGAAGGTCTGTTTGATATGACCTCGATTGTATGATGTTATGCGTTAATGTACTCACACGCAACGCCTTACGTATGAACGACGTGCCTGCTCCCTAGGGGTTGCGGCTGTGTGAGTGATTCTAGCATGCTTTTTCTCGTGCAGACGCACAAAAGTGTGGTCAGCGCGGGAGAATTTCCACGAGCTCCTCCTTGGCGATTTCCCCCAAAAAGTTTGCACGTGACGTTTTTTTCCTTTCGTTGCCGAATCTCTTCCCCCTGCGTCAGGGGGGTAGGGGGTCCGCGTGATTTCAGTGACGGTGGAGTCTCTGGCGGAGCGCGGGAGGCGGCTTTGACTTAAGCGCGCTTCTTTGAACGTTCGAAAGAGAAGACTCACGCTCGAAGCGGTTTTACAACCTACAGGCGCGTCGTCTGGTGGACGCGATGGCAAGAGAGGGAACGTCAGGGGTGAGGCGCGCTGGGAAGTTGAGTGTGTGTAATCCGGGAGTGAGGACTAACACGAGGCTCACGGATAGGGTCTTCGCCCGCCTGGGAAGGCGGGATTTTAGAGACTAGAGAGACAGAAAATCAAGCTTATTTACAACTGATCGTTGTTCACCTTGAATTAGACGAGGAAGCCCGCTTTTTGCGCGGCGCGGTAAATACTGGATGGGTATAATCTGTTTGGCAGCGGTTGTTTGCGGCACACGCGAAAGAAAAACAGGGCAAACCCGCTGTGCTTGCCATTATGGATTAAGTAATGACAATCTTGGCAGACGCTCTCCATCGAGGATGGATCGGTCCAATTGCGGTAGTGGAGGTGATGGACCTGTTTAGCTGGTCTTTGGCAATAGACGCATTGGTAACCGTCTCGGCACAACACCACTTGGCGTAAGACCTGCCATTGGTTGCTGCGTAGAAACTGATCGTATTCTTGCTTGCGTTTGGCGTGTGAGCAGTGTTTGGTTGCCATTGGTTATTGGTTAAAAGGTTCAAGGTGTTTCAATGTTCATTTGGGTGCCGGTCAACATCCGAATTGGCCGGCATTCTTTTTCTTCGGCTCAAGATGTCGAGCGCGATGCGCAATAGGCCGATTAGCTCATACCAGCGCGATCTCATTGTAGTTTGAGCCAGATGCTTTCTACCAGGGCGAAAAGTTTAGTGTTGCCTGGGGTAGAGCCGTGTTGGGCTACTTTGTGATAGAAGTCGTAATGTTCCTTGAGGAACCGCCTTAAGTAAGCTTTTTCGTCTGCGGTTAAGTCTTGGGTATGTTTTGGTTTCATCTGGTTAGTGCGCAGGCGATAAAGATAACGGAGAAAATGAGCAGGTCGCCCAACAGTGGGATGAGGCCCGAGCGAAGTCCGAGTTCGAGTAAGTCGATCATTTGTGGTTAAGGGAGGCGGCGCGAGTCCGCGCAGTGTAGATGCGTTTAAAGGGGCCCCTAGTTTTCAGGATCCAGTCGCGCAAAGGTTGTCGTTCAGCTTTGAGCATGACGAACCATTTGCCTGTTGTCCGATCTAGAGCGAGCCAGATTTGGGCATCAATGTTCATTGAGTTTGCGGTACATCGCGCTGCGCTTGTAGCGGGCGATCACGTCGGGAAACATTTGGACGTATTCGCGCCATTCCAATTCAGCGTTGCCGGGGGCCAGCCGCACTTCCTGCCCCGAAGGCAAGGTCACCAGTTGTCCGCCAGGGTAAGTGAGCCTGATCCATTGCCGGAAACCTGCCGGTTCGGGTGGCAATTTTCGTTTTCGGACTATTGGCGTTTTGTTCATTCCTCCTAGTTCGTACTGGCGTTTGAGCCAGTTCTTTTCCGAGTCGCTTGGGTTGTAGCTTCCAGCCATGACAAGCGACCAGCGTACAACCCCGCTAGGGAGGATGGAATCATTTAGAGGCTTTCTGATTTTCCAGCCAGGCCTTCGCACCCCGATCAGCGAAGAACTTTAACGCTGCTGAGCGGCTCAACTTTAAGCCTTCGAGTTTGAGCATTTTTGCCCGAAACGCTTCGATAGCTTCCTCGCTTACCGGGTTGGGTGTATAGAATATCCGCTCATACTTAGTTGCTCCTTGTGCCATAATGAGTGAGAATAACACTTTAGTAAGAATGTGTCAAGCATGAAGAAGACAGCATTTGATCCGGAGCTGTTGATGCAGATGGGTAAGCACGTGCTGATCCCGTCCAAGGAACCCGGTGACGATCCCGAACTTGGGGTTTCCCAGATCTTGCGCCCATTCGATCCGTTCTTAGCGACGCAAGTTTACGTTGCCGAGCGCATGAAGGCAGGGATCGCGCGCGGCATCCACACCTTCTATATACTCAAATGCCGACAATCAGGAATCACCACCGAAGGGGTGTTGATTCTTCTGATGTGGAATTTCAAGCATGACGGCATGGTTTCAAATTTCATTGCCGACAATTCTTCCAGGGTGTCGCGCAACCGCCGGCTCACCGTCCAGTTTGTCAAGTCGCTGGAGAAACATCCCGAATGGCGGCAGGAGATTGACGACAATAATCGCGAGGTCCTTTCCTTTCTGAACGGGAGCGAAATCAACTGGCAAAACGCCAACAGCCAGGACGAAGGCGGCTTAGGAAAGTCCATCGGAAGTATCTGCAACTGGGCAACCGAGATCGGTCGTTACCGGGACGAGAAGGGTCTGCTGTCACTGACTAGCTCTATGAGTGAGAATAGCCCTCTTGCACTCAACGTATTCGAGGGAACCAGCGAGGGGCCCAATCTATTCAAGGAACTTTACGACGACGCCGCTCGCGTTGGCAACACCTCTGCGGAGGCGATCTTTATCCCCTGGTGGATACATCCCTGGTACGAGCACGATCTCAAAAACCCCGAACACAAAAAACGTTTTGAAGCTTATTGGCTCCCCTGCCCCCGCCTCACTCGGGACGAAACCCGCTGGGTCGAGGGAGTCCGCGTCCGTTACAACTATGAAATACGTCCTACTCAGCTCAGTTGGTGGCGCTGGCACTTGAGTGAGAAAAAAAAGAAAAATATCCTCCTTATGTACCAGGAGTACCCGGCGATCCCCGAGGATGCATGGACCTACGGAGGTCGCGGCTTTATCGATGGCCACAAACTCTCAGTCCAGATTACTCGCGTAATCAAGGATCGCGCCAGACCCAAACGCTTTTTCGTCTTTGATCCCGGAGACGGCGTCAATTTTGAATCGAGCGATTTAGAGGAAGTTGATCCGGAGTCTCATTACTATGATCTGGTCTGTTTCTGTGATCCGATCGACGGACCCAATGTTCGCTATTGCCTTGGCTGGGATCCTTCTCACGGCGCGAACGAGGAGGGCGACAATTGTTGCGGCCAAGTGCTTTGCGCCTGGCTCGACAAGGCCGTGCAGGTAGCGGAGTTTTCCCGTAATGAGATCCCCACTTATCAGCAGGCCTGGGTAATCCTGCATCTGGTCGGTGCGTACTCGACAAGTTACGCTGAGACCCACCTTAACATCGAGATGCAAGGCGGGGGTACTCAGATCTACGACGAAATAAAAAAACTCCAGGCCAGTGCCGCCTATGGTTACTCGGACAAACTAGTCAGGTACTTCAGCCGCATGTCCCATTACCAGTACGTAAAATTTGATTCGACAGCAGGACGCGGCAGCACAGTACACTGGGAAACCTCCTGGCGCACGCGCGGGCCGATGCTGCATAACTTGAAAAACATGGTTTCGCGCGATATGCTTGAACTCCATTCCGCCGACGCTATCCGGGAATGCGAGCGCGCCACCATGCTGCGTAACGGCGATATCGATACCGGCGACGACGATCACCGGGTCTTGGCGCTGGCCATCGCCTGCATGGCCTATGCCCAACTCCAGGACGTTGACACTTTATCCTTATCCACCGATCAGAAACAGGTTTCTGAAATGCCGGAGGGCGGCATTCTAGATCCGGGCCAGATCATGCAGCACGCCATTAACGATTGGCGAAACCGGATCAAGCAGGAAGTTCTTGAGGAAAACGAGGGATTTAGCGAGACTCCCGATTGGTTACAAGCAGTCCAGGCCGAGGCTCGTGAAGAGCAAAACTGGTTCGAGTAGCATCTCATGTGGTTGAAATTCGATGATTCTTTAATTGTCTCTAACCATTTCGACCAGGAATGCCGAATACTTGCCGATCGTCATTACAGCAGAAGAACGATAGGCGCTCGTCAGTTTCTTTACAGTGGAAGAAAGCTTGTGATACGCAACGCCGAGGGCACTATGGTATTTGCCTGGATATGGCCGCAATACGAAATGAGGATGGATAATCAGACGGGGTACAATTGCGCTATATTTCGTAATGAGTCATCTAGGCGTTCCAGTGATATTATTCTAGAGTGCGAGACAATGGCGTTCGATAAATGGGGTCCGAACCGGATGTACACTTATGTCAATCCAGCAAAGATTCTCAGCGCGAATCCGGGGTATTGCTTCAAGATGGCTGGGTGGAAGAAGACCGGGATGAGCGCTAGCGGACAGCATCTTTTATCTAAACTGGTATATATATATACGTGATTTTTTAAAATGGGCCTTTTCCGAACATTCAGGTGTCTGAAATGTGAACACGTTTTCGACGGTCTTCTGGATCTGTGTTCCCGTTGCGGCTCACGCGCTACAGCCATGAGCGGTATCGAGAGCTGTCTGGAGAGCGGGCGACCACCAGGTTATGCCGGCGGAACAGCTACACCGCATTCCGCTCGCAGTATCGACGCTTGCATGGAGTCCAATTTCAAGACGCTGGGTATCACCAACTGCGAACACAAGGAAGGGCCCAACGGGGAGAAGATTCCGAAATGCACTTTCAGCCGAGGGTCGAAGAAGGTTCGCGCAAATTACAACTCGGTTGGCGGGATGTACGGGCAGCCTACCGATATGCCGATCCGTGCTTATGGCGGCTTGGACCAATTACGCAAAGCCGGATACAACCTTCAGGGCATGAGCATGGACGGCCAGCCATTTGCCCCGCCCGCAGTCCATCCCGTCGTCCAACCCGGCCAGGTCGTCGGCGGGTTTAGCCCCATATTGCGACAGGGCACAAAGATCGTCGCACGGGATAAATGAGACCTCTGAGCACGCTTCGTTCTCTTGATACAGCCAAAGGCGGCTACGAATGCTTTTGTTGTAGTCAATTGATGCAACCAGATACACACCAGTATATAGCTAGTGAGGGCGAAGGCATTTATGTCTTTTGCGAGCATTGTCTGCCTAATGTCATTAGATGGGCGGCCTTTTCTGAGAGCTTCCGATGGTCGGTGCGCTGATCCATTTACTCGTAGTCATCATTATTCTGGGGCTGGTCTTCTGGCTGCTCTGGTGGGCGCTTTCCTATTTGCCGATGCCCGAACCTTTCGCGGCAATCGCACGCTTTATTGTGGTGCTGATCTTTGCCCTGATTCTCATCTATCTACTGCTCCCGCTGGCTAACGTGAGGTACTCTTGATCCTGCCCCAAAATTCCAGGAAGTTAAAAGATGCCGTTTTCGAACAGCTCTGGCTCTGCACTCGCAGCATGGGCGGTCGCGCTAACGCTTACTCCCGAAGGGAAGCAATCTACAAACGAGGCGCATCGGGTATTGTCCGGGGCCGCCTCAACAAGGCGGGGCCCGCCATTGATAAACAGGCTGCGCTACTCTTTGCGCCGCATCTCATCAAATTTGCCGGCGTGGTCCCCCCGGAAGAAGAAGACGAGGCAGTCTGGGATCAGATAGAATCGGTCACTGACGCCATCCAGATGATGTGGAGTGACTTGGATCTGGATCTGCTTTTCCCGATGGGTGTCAAGTACGGCTTGGTCGACGGTTGCCGGATCATTTCCTGCACTCCGCAGATCCGCACCGACGGCGAGGTCGAACTCCGTGCCGACCTGATTCACCCGCGTGACTTTGGCGTGTCACGCGAGATTGGCGCCGGCAGCTGGAAGCTTTCCAATCAGCAGGCCGTCTGTGTCCGCTCCTATCATTCGCCCGAAGAGCTTGACCGCTGGGTCCGGAACCGGCCCGACAAAAACGAGGTTTATCACAAACTCGCTTTTGTTCAGGTGGATGCCGGCGAGCGAGGGAGCCGCATCAGCGGGATGGCCCCCGGTGCAACCCAACTCCAGGCGAAACCCCAGAACTGGCCTAGTGTTTCAGGTGACGGTGAAGATCCTCCGGCACAGATTGCCGCTGAATTTTATGATTTGCGACTCTACGATGATGATCTTGGTGACTGGCGTCTATTCACCATTTCAGGTGACGTTATCCTGGCAGACCGTCCAGGATATCGATGCGGTGTACCGCAAATGCTGCCCTACGCCAAAATATGTCCCGACGAAGATCCCGAAAGTTTCTGGGGATCAAGTCTCATTGAGAATATCACGCCTCTGCAAGAGTGGTACTTAAACCGCATGGAAGGCATGGACGAGAAATTCCGCATGTCCTTGCGTCCGCCAACTGCTGGTATCGGTTTGGGGCAAGGCTTCCAGGAAAAGCTCGCCGGCTTAAGCCGAGCCGGGGGCCGGGTGGCGTTCCCGAACCAGAACGCTTCTATTCAGCAGTTCAAGCCAGAGATGAGCGAGAGCGATTACACCATGATGCAGGTGATTGCATCCCAGATGGATGAACAATCCCAGATCGCACCCATGATGCGCGGCCGCAATGAACCCGGTGTGCGCGGCGAGTCGGTCTTAAACTCACTCAGGAGTCTCGCGAGCGCAGAGATCATCATCAAAAGCTTGCAGGTTCAATCCCAGTGCGAGGATTTTGCACAACTGATTTTCCAGAGCATGAGGCGCTACAACACGCACAAGCTGCGCGATTCCAAGAAGCAGCTGTTTTGGGTGGCCCAATTCCCGGCTGACGTCAAGATCAGGGTCGATGCTCACAGCTCCAGCCCCATTGCCGTTGAAGATTTGAAGACCGAAGCGAAAGGGCTTTTCCAGATGGGCATCGTTAAACCTTCGCGCGTTATCCGGATGCTATCCCCGATGATGCAATCCCTCATGCTGCATGACTTGGAAGCGATTGAACAAGCCCAGATGATCGCCCGCGAGAAGATAAAATTGGAGCAGCAGCTCAAGCGTGGCGGCAAAGAACAGGCAGGCGTCGAGGCATGAAGCACGATATTTTCGAGCAGGAGATTTTGCCGCTCTTCGAGGACACCCGATCAGACTGGCTTCAAATCGCTAGGGCCGAGGCCAAACGGCTAGGGAAGCTTCAACCCATGGTAAGTGCAGATGACGTGCGGCGTAACTGCCCGCCACCGTTAGGCAAAGACCCGCGTGTGATGGGATCGATCTTTTATCCGCGCAGCGATTGGATCCGATTGAAGGTCAGCCGTTCTGATCGTCGGACCTGCCATAACCGCCCGATCACCTTCTGGCAATACCGCTACCGATGATAGAGCCTAAGTCCGAATTACTCGCCGAGGCAATTTCAAAGGTCATTTTCGACGGTCGTTTCGAGGACATGACCTTCGTCGAAGTCCTTGGATGTATTGAGCTGGTCAAACACCGGTTCTTGGAAATTACGGATAAAACGTAAAAACTCTTGTAAGTAGTTGACTTTGGGAGCATACCTTCTTTCCAGGAAAGGAGGAAGTTACCCAAATGTTGATTACTGAGATTCTTGAGTTTCGGCGCGGCCGTCACAAAGGCCGTCGAAAGTAATCGCGACTTTGGGAAGCTCTAACTTTTGTGCCTGGACCCGGTGATCCTGGCCAAGCTATAGCTCCCCCTCCTGGAGGACCACCTCCGGGTGGCGCGGTTCCGAGCGGCGGTGCCGGGGGCCCACCAAGCGAGCAATCGCCGGGTGTGTCCCCCCCGTCTACTTCTCCTCAAGCTGGGAATGTTCCTCCAAGCGGCACGCACGCTGTTGGTATGGACATCATGCGTAAAGCGATGGCCGCAATCCATATGGCGCGCATGATGATGGACCCGCGTACCGACCAGGCCAAGCACGCTGACAAAATGTATCGGGACGGATCCAAGTTTTGGGAACCTGATCTGGACGCTCTAAAAGGTGGCGGTGGCGGTCCCCCGATGGCGGGCGGCCCAGGCGGCCCTCCAGGCGGCGGACCACCGATGGCTGGTGGTGGGATGCCGGGAGCAGCTCCACCCAGAGGCCCAATCCCAATGCAACAACAGATGGCAGGCGCAGGACCATGAGAAAAATCGGTGGACGAAGCAAATTGAGAGTTCCCGGCGCAGCTGCCATGAAGATGCCGCGTATCGGCGGCAGAGCTAAACGATTCGGAGCCCGGAAATAAGATGCCCAGAACACGCAAAGTTCCGCTCGCAACCAATCAGCACCGCACTGCGGATGAGTTGCTTCCAGTCAAGAATATGGCCGATTGGGGTTGTACCAGCGATGTGATCAAAGCACCGCAATACGCCGATAGAGCTTTTGTGCTCTGTTCTCAGGTGCGGGTTCAACCCTACCAGAAGATTGCCGGCCAGATCAATGACGGCACCGCTCCCCCGACCATGCTCGATAAACAGTCACACAAAACGCCTAGCCTGACTGTGCCGATGTCGAAGTCCACTCCTGCCAAGTCCGAACCGGATTGGGGTGCAGGCGAGGAAAAGCAAACTCCTTATCCAGGTAGAAAGAAATTACGCAAATGACAAGCGAATTACTCAAACTGCTAGGCCAGGCTGCAGACACTTCCAAGAGTTTGCGCGAACGCCTGGAGATCAATGATCAGGAGAGAGCGAAGTTCAAAGCTGACTTGAGCTCTCTTGAGAATCAGCTTCATGAACTGCATCGCAGAATCACTGCTTTAAGCCCAGACGAAGCACAGCAGATTTCTAATGTACCCGCTCGCCCTGATCGCCTCGAAGGGCCTGCTCTCGTTAAGCAAAAAGGATAATTTATGGCTCAGTCAATTCCTATTAACCCGTCGTTTGGTAAACCTAAATCGCCTTGGGACGCAGGCGGCAAAGATCGAGGTCCGATCTTTTCTCCACCTGATATCGGCGAGATCGGTGGCCCGAGCAAGGCCAGGTTCGCTTGCCGGCGTAAAGCAGGCAATCAAGTCATGAAGGTTGGAAAAAGATAGTGGCTGCTATCACTAACTTTTACATGTCGGTGAATATCAGCAGTGTCCCTGGTTCTTCGGTTGCTGCTACTAACCCGATCAATGCGGCCACGTTCCAGATTGTCACGCCTTGGGGATCTACTGATGTTTGCTTCTCATGGCAGGAATGTCTCAATCAGTTGATGCACAAAGGAGGCTCTGTGACCAGCGGTCGCATGGGTCAATACTGGTCGGCGCAAACCGGTAACGGTTTAACCACTAGCTCGCAAACTGTTCCACTCGCTGCCAATGTCTGGTCAACCACGCCATAGCTATGCCCCTCTCGGCCGCTGATATTAAAGCTTTTGAAACTCTCGCGAACGATCCCGAGGATCTGCGCGTCCTAGTCGATCGGCTCAAACGTCACCCGGAACACAAAGATCATCCTATCCTCAAGATGCGCGAAACCGAGGAGAAAATGCTCTCTCCGCTCCAGGAAAAGATTGATGCCCTTGAGCTAAGGCTAAAGGACCGCGAAAACAGCGATTTCTATGAGCGCAACCGCGCGAGTCTCCGGGCCAAGGGCTGGAGCAATGACAACATTGCCAAGCTCGAAAAGAGGATGATTGATGAAAAGGATTTCCCGGTATTTCATAACTATGTCCAAGCGGCTGAATACGTTCAGCGTATGGATGCGCCCCTATCGCCTTCCACGGTAAGCCCGGTATTTAATCTCGCTGGTCAACCCATGACTAACGATTCCGCCGGCTGGCGCGAGGACATGATGAGTGACGACAAGACCAAGAATCCGCTCATGATGAACCGGCGCCAGCGAAAAGTCGATGGGCGGCGCCGGTGGGAAGAGGCGAAAAACGACGAGTTAAACAAGATTCAAGGCAGAATCAGTTAAGTAATTTATGGCTATATTTCCACTGGCATTAGGTCAAGGCGCTGAACCATCGGGTGCGTACGGCAACTTCCTCTCTTCCATCACCCGGCGCAGCTACTTGATGGATGCTGTCTGCGAAATTTATAACCAGCGGCCGCTCGTCACCGCGCTGTTTTCCAACGCTATCCCGGCAACCGGCGGTCTGGACAACCTTATGGCCAACGTCCAGTACGCGCCAGGTGTGCAGCCGCAAGTGACGACATTTACCGGCCCGTTTGCCAACCCGCAACCGGTGCCATTTGTCCAAAGTGCGGCCTGGCCATACGTCATGATCGCCACGCCCATTCCCGTGTACTTAAATGAGATTCTGCAACAGGACGAGCAGAAGATTCAGGATGTGGTTGAGCTTCGAATGACCGATGCAGGCAACGCGACCGGTGAGTACATGGAAGGAATGTTAGCGACAAATCTGAGTGACAATACTCAGTTGCAAGGACTTGGGTGGCTGATCGATGATGGAACAAACAATTCGTCTTTTGGAAACATTCTAAGATCGAGTGGAACCTGGTGGCAATCCAAGCGCTACAATGTCGCCGCGCCAATTACGCGCGCACTGTTCAGTCTCTACACGATCGGCTGTTTCAAACAACAGGGCGAAAAGCCGGATCTAGCGGTTTGTGGTCCATCGACTTTCGCGCAGTTGCAACAGGATTTTTTGCCGCTTGAACGAATCATCACAACCGAATCCCAAACCGACAAGTATACCTCCAGTTTTATTGCGATGGAGGTGATGGGGGTGCCGATCTACTTGGACCCATATCTTGCGGAGGGCGCGATCTGGCTAACCAACACCAACTACTTTACTGCGCAGGTCCACGAGAAATGCAATTGGGCAATGATCGATTTCCAATCGATGGTGCCCGCCCTCCAACTCAACTACGTCGCCGTTGTGCTGTTGCTCTGCCAATTTATCAACACTAAGCCTCGGGCCTCATCGGTCCTCTACGGAATTACCGGCACGGTCAGCCTTTGAGAATCAGCTACTTATGAACTTACCAACTAAATCAGCGTGGCAGCGTGAGGACGAGCTGAACTCTAAAGTGACGCTTGCGGACATTGATCGCATCTTTAGCGCGAAGTATCAGGCGGCGATGCGTGACAAGCATGGCCGACAGTTTGATCGGCTGATGGCGGGCGGGTACGGAACCCATGTGCGCGGGCAACGGTTCGCGCCGAGAGGCCGCCAGGAACAACTTGGGTTCGCGCAGCTTAAAGAGCAGCAACAGCAGACTTTTGGCTTTGCTTCGGGTGCTGCGGGCATCACTATTCCAGCTCCGGTTACTTGGTTAAGTCAGGCTTGGGATAATACCGGCACTTATACTGGTGGGGGCGGGGTAGCTCCAGCAGCCTCCTTCGTCCAGGTTAACGGTGTCGTTTATGCAGCGCCTACAACGAACCCGGCCGGCGCCCCTCCCGGTAGCACTTGGGTGATTCAAGCGCCTGCTCCCGGCGGCAACGGCTGGAACGTGAATCCTAATCCAAGGTTCTCGTCAACGTTTTCGCAGCCGACTAGCTTTTTCCCTGCTCCACCGGCTGCTACCGTAGATGTGGTTGATGCATATTGGGCGCCTCCCGATTTGCAAGCTGCTTCGACAACGGCGAGCCAGCGCTATATTCCGGCGCCCGGTAAAGGTTTCTTGGCTGCTACGATCGTGACAACTGCGTCATCTTTGCAGGCGAATCTGGCTGGGACGTGGACAACGGTTTTTAGTTTAGCAGCGGGATCAGTCTTCCAAGGTGTGGAACTTGATGGGATGACCTGGGCCATTTTGAGTGGTGGCACGACCAGAAACACCTACACGATCTATCGCGTTAGGCAAAGTGTGCAATAATGGCAACCCAAGCAACCATGCGCAATATGCGGGCGGCTCCCGAACAGACGATGATCGGGGCTGGCGATACCTTCATTGTGGGTGTGCTCAATGAAGGACCGATTAAATACGATCCGTTTTATTCCGGTCAGCATTACAAGTGCGAGGTATCACGCCCCGGTGAGAAACCGCATTGGAACGTGTTTCCATGGTTAGTTGCGCGCCAACTGTTCGGCCTTGCGCAGGACGCGGAAGGTCAGCCCGTTGTCGATGCTAACGGATTTGTCGAGCGCGCATACGAGCCTGAGGGTGACGAGGACGAAGGACTGTTCTATGAGCGACTCGGCGGCCTGTGTCCGAAAAGGTTCGTTAACCAGGACGGCAGCTTTCCCTACGATAAGAACTCCGGGATACCGGGTCATTACGATGATGACCAGGAGTTCCGGAACTGGTTTACTAACAAGCTGAAGTTTCGCCTCAAGAGAATCCCGCGCCAGATGACGGCGGAGGAGTTCATGAGGATCTAGCCGATGTGGCCAGTACACTCCAAAGCTACCTTACAGATACTCGGTTCGTCTTGCATGATCCGAATGCGAAAACCTTTCTTGACGCTCAGTTAATTAGCGCCATCAATAAGGCGCGCGACCGGTTGATTACCGACTCGCTTTCGACTCAATCCGTTGTCACGATAACACTCGTTGTCGGGCAAGAAAGCTACAGCTTCAATATGATCCTGTCAGCGCTCCAGGCAATTCAGCCGAGTGCGCGTGCCGTCCAGGCTGTTCTTGGCGTCAACTTCGTTCAGGCACCCACACTCAAAGAACCACTTGAGCCTGTACCTTGGAGCACGCTCAACCAGCGTTACCGGCTTAACCCGATCAATTCGTTACCGGAAGCTTACGCGATCCTGCCGGATGTGGGCGGACCGCTCGCCAATATTTACTTGGGCCCCGCGCCGTCCAACGGAACCTGGTACATGGAGGTCCGGTGCACGTGGCTCGCGAATAACCTTGTGAATTATACCGATCCCGAATTAGCGATCCCAAGCCCATTAGCTGATACGCTTATTCCATTCATGGCGGCGAGCTGGGCCTGGAGCTTTAATAATGACGAGGAAACTGCAGACAAGTTAGAAGCGAAATACCTGCGTTACCTCGACCAGTACGCCGCAGCGATGCCACCTTACATGACGCCGCCATATGCGAGCATCTACGATTAGACCATGCCAGAAGCCCAAACCAAAGGTCGTGATGAAGAATTCGGTATACCGCCGATAACGATCAGCCCGATTACGGGTGCGAGCGGTGCGATAAATTGGGGCGGACTCAACAAGTTTAATTCCGCGTCCAGGTGGGTAATCGCGGATAGCGAGGCCGATGAACTGATAAATTGGGTGCCGCAACTGTCGGCATTCCAGCAGGTTCCGGGGCCTGGGCCGCTACTGGCCACACTCGCAGCACCCGTTATCTGGAGTTATTCGGACATTCTTAACGGCAATCTTTATACTTGGTACTTGTGTTCAAATGGACATATCTATCAGGTGAGCTTGACCGGAGCAACGGTGACGGATCTTGGCAGTGGATTTGCGACGGGTATGAACCAATGCGACATCGCGATCTGGCAGGGCAACCAAGTCATTATTAACGATTTCGTCGCGGCGAAAGTCTATGCCTGGAACGGATCGGCGTTAACGACACTGTTCAGTTCTCAGCCCGAACAGTTTCTCGCCGTGTACGCCGGCCGGCTGTGGATGTCCAACGGTCTGGTCATCACGTGGACCGCATCGGGCACGTACAATTCGCTCTCCGGCGATTCGGGTTCGTTTGCCATTACGGACGGTCATTGCAATAATCCGGTGATCGGGATGCGCGATCTGCTTGGGTCACTTTATGTTTTCGGCAGCAATTGGATTAAAACAATTAACAACCTGGTGGATGTAGGGACGCCGGCTGTGTTGGTATTCCAGCAACCGACACTCAACTCCTCAGTCAGCATTAACACTAAATGGTCATTGATCGATTCCGGATCAAGTTTCTACTTCGCGAATCAATACGGCTTTTGGACCTGTTCAGGGACGGTCCCACAAAAGATTAGCACGCAACTGGATGGGTTTTTTCAGAACCTCAACGCTGCCAGCTCCTTTACGGGCGCCTACACGGAGATTCAAAAAAAGCCGTGCCTCTTGTGGCAAGCGCAATGGAACGGCGACGGAAACAATACAGTGTTCGGACTTACTTCCGATGGTCTTTGGTTTCGAGTGATCCCAGTCACCGGGACCGGGACCGGGAGTGTAGCGCGAATTAGCGGGCAGGTCAGCAGTTTCGTGACGAACAATGAACCGATAGTGTTCATGACCGATCCTAGCGGACATATCTACAACCTGTTTGGCGGCTCCAGCACGGTCACTAGCACCATGAATTCCAAAATCTGGGATTTCTTGAGCAAGCTCGATTACGACCTGTACACGAATTTCGCTATCCAGTTCGTGATATTTTCAGCAACCACTTTGACGATTAGTGAACTGGATTCGTCTGGCGTGGTCAGCGGTCCGGCGCAACCGGCTGGTCCTCGCACATACACCTACAGTCCAAACCAAGGCCAGTGGATCAATAATGCCGGTGTCCAAGGAAACTGGATAAATGCTGCGCACACGCAAGGGACTTGGTTTGCAATGAGCCCTGCATACTTCGTCCTAGAACAAGCCGTAGTGCCATACCAAGAAAGAGCAATGGGCGTAAATATTACGATCTCTTCTATCGGAGCGGTGCTGCATAGTTTCGTGGTCAGCTACCGCAAAATGGAGGCGGCCAAGGGTTAAACAATGGCTAATCGCTGTCCTAATCCAAACGCTTTTGCGGGAACTTCGGCCCCTTGGAGTCTGGCGCAGATGGACCAGAATAGCACGTTTTTCCAAGGGACATTTAATGATGCCAGTGTGGGGTTTGTTAATGGAATTCCCACTGATACCGGCACACTAAACGCCTATAGCGTGACGGTCCCTTTAGGCGCTCCATCGGCGTATCAGGCTGGGATGTACGTGTGCTTTATTCCGTCAACCACGAACACCGGTACCGCAACACTGACGGTGGCGCCACTTGGATCACAAGTTATCCTGGACGAATTCGGCAACGCTCTAGGAGCAGACGCGATCATTGCTAACCGCAAAACGATCGTGATTCATGACGGCACAAACTTTTGTCTGATCAACAATGCTCTCGCTGGGCCTCCCATTGGCAGCATTACCATGTTCGGAGGAGCGACGGCCCCATTTGGCTGGCTGCTGTGCAATGGCGCCGGGGTGTCCACCGCTACCTACGCTAATCTGTTCGCGGTGATCGCCTACAATTTTGGCGGAGCGGGTGCCACCTTTAATCTTCCGAATTTCAACAACGTCTTTCCGCGCGGGGGAACCGGAACACCTGGCCCCACCGGCGGATCGACACAGATCACCATCGCGAATCTGCCGCCGCACAGCCACCCCATAACCGATCTAACGCACGCGCACACTTACGCGCAGGTTGGCGGAACGGGTGGCGTTGGCTCAGGCACTGCTTTTGGTAGTCAAGGCGCCACTACTGGCCTGAGTTATACCGGGATCAACACTACCCAAAATACTGGATCTGGGGCACCGTATTTACCACCCTATCTATGGGTGCAGTTTATCATTAAGACTTAGCGCTAATGGCAACAGCTTTATTCGCAGGCAATCCGCAAGTCTGGGCATCGTACAATCTGACCTTAGAAAACAAGCAGTTCGATGTGCAGATGCGGCTATTTCTGCTGCAATTGAGCCAGTGGGCTACGCTAGTTCAAAACTCTGTAACCCCTGGATCGTATTACAGCTCTGGGGGGGGAGCGACCGGGCCAACAGGCCCACCGGGACCGGCCGGGCCGACTGGAAACCCGGCTTATACGACCACTACGGCTTCCCTGACCGTTCCGCCAGTCGGCAGTACCACTACGGTTAATGTCGTCAACCCGAGCTGGGTCGCCGTTGGCGAGATGGTTTATCTCGATCAGGCTGGCGGCGGGGTCGGCCAGGCAGGTGCCCTGCAAGTGACCGCGCAAAGTGGCAACCAACTAACCTTGCTTACCCCAGTGCCGCCCGCTGCTGGGACCGCACTTCAGATGGTCTGGGGCGAGACTCCCGGTGGGACGATAAATGGGGTTAATACAAATTTTACGAGTGTATCTGCTTATCGGACAAACTTGTTATCGGTTTACTTGAACGGTCTGCGCCAGAGGCGTACGAATGATTATACTGAGACGGGTAGCAACTCTTTCCAGTTCGTCAGTGCTCCAATAGCGGGAGACATTCTCTCAATCGATTACATGCTCCCCTAAATTGCTATGGCCACTACCCAGATTCGCGGCTCAACGCAGATAATCGGACTGACCATTGCCGACGCACAGGTTGCCACGGCGGCCGCAATCGCCTTAACCAAGCTCGCGAATCTCACTGCCAACAGCGTGGCCGGTAATGCTACCGGCAGCGCGGCTCCTCCTGCGGCTGTTGCCATGACTTCTGCGCCTACGGCCAATACAGTGGGATATCGCGATGCCAACGGCAATTGGCAGATAAATAATACTATTGAAAACGTCACTACTACTGCTACTGCCGCGAGTACCACCACGCTGACCGTTGCCAGTTCAGGAATTCAGCAGTTTACCGGGTCTTCGACGCAAATCCTGATTTTGCCGAATGCGACCACCCTGGCCAATGGCACCCAGTATTTCGTGATGAACCGGTCCAGCGGAGTGGTGACGGTGCAAATGAACGGCGCCACGCTGTTGCAGACTATGGCGGCCAGCAGCTACGCCATATTTACCCTGATAAATAACGGGACTGCGGCCGGTACTTGGGATTCTGCTTATACCTCCGGTGGTGGCTCTGGCACAGTCACCACAGTATCAGTGGTTAGCGCCAACGGTTTTGCCGGCACGGTGGCCAATGCCGGGACCACGCCGGCGATCACGATGCAGACCAGCATCACCGGCGTCTTAAAGGGCAACGGCACCGCTATTTCGGCTGCGGTCGCCGGAACGGATTATATGGCTCCTGCCGATTTTATTACGCGGGAAACACCCGCCGGAACCGTTAATGGCGTCAACGCCACTTTCACATTAGCCAATACGCCGATTGCGAATACCGAGAGCGTTTTTTTAAATGGTTTACTGCAAGAGCCGGGTGCAGGGAACGACTACACGATAAGCGGAGCAACCATCACCATGCTGAATGTTCCCGCTACTGGTGATCGTTTGAGGGCAAATTATCAAAAGTAAACTTTATGGCTGTCACCGTTATTAGAGGTACTCAGGTTCACAGTGGAACCATTCAAAGAGTCGATCTGGATACCAGCACCGTAGGGCAGGCGGTCGTAGCTAAATTGATCCAAGGAACCAACGTCACCCTGAGTTCAACCGGAGGCGATGCTGGTACTGGAGACGTCACTGTTTCAGTGCCGACCGTCATGTTTCCGGTTGTCTATGGCAACGCTGCATTTTCGGGTACGGCTACCGTTACAGTTACGGGCGCCACTACGGTTGTGTGTAATCTGGTAATGTCTGCTACTGGAACGATAGGGTTAGATAGGCTGGCTTCGGGTGTTCCTGTAAATATTTTCGCGTATAATAATACACTTGGGGCGATCAACTTTGGCATATCGGTAAACGATCCGACGGGCGCTGCTTACGCTACAGTTCAAGGATGCCGTAATGGGGCGATTGTTAATCTAACTTCGGGCGTTTCGATTCCTTCCGTGCAGGGATTTAATTTCAATGGTATAGCTATTTACTCAGCAGCACTGGGATATAAACTGGAATTGACTTACTAACATGGCTAATCCAATTGCAGTTCCTGGCACAGTGGTTCCCGTCGGAAGTTTGGTGACACCCGGAGGTGCCCAAGGTATCGCTGGCTTGCAAGGGCCTGCCGGCACAAGTTATAGCGCTTCTCAATCTGTGCTCCTCACTGGGACCAATTTCACCCTGACAAACGATGCTGCTGCCCCAGTATCAGGACGATATTACGGTGTCAGTAACGGAACTCGTGGCTGGTTTTTGCCTGGTTTTATCAATGTTCTGGACTATGGAGCCGACCGGACAGGTGCTAGTGATTCTACTACCGCTATAAA